TTGAGCGCGCTGATCGTCATGTCTTCGACTTGCAGCCAGTAGAGGCGGTCGAAGAGCGCGTCGGCGGGTAGTGCGGTCGCGTCGGTCGTGTCTGCCATGCGTCACCATGTGTCGTCTGTGACGTAGTACAGTCGAAACCGGTCACCCATCTCGGCGAGCGTCGGCTTCGCGCCTTGGTCGCGCATGTCGAGAAACCAGATATCGCCCGGCGGTAGTCGCTTGTCGTAGTGGTAGCGGTCGAGCAGCGGGTAAAGCGTCACCATGCGCACGCCGAGCACCAGCGGTACGCCGGCGCTGTCTGACACGCTCATGCGGAAGCACTGGCCGCGCTGACTCCACACGATGCGCAGCGAGTAGCTCGAGCCGCTCAGCTGCACGCGTTGGGTCGAGTCGACGTCGGGCGTCGTGACTATGCGCAAGCTGCTCATGGTTCCGGGATGGAGTCTTGCAGCTCTTTAAATTTCTTGGCTGCGTCGCGGCCGAGCTGCTTGAGAAACCCTGTCTTGCGCTTCTGGTCGGGCGAGACTTCGCCCGGCTTGGTCGGCACCGTGTTCTGCGTGCCCTTGGCTTTCGCCGGCGTGGCGCGCTCTTGCGTCGGCACCGGTGACCCGTACGTGACGCCGACGACGGTGATTAGTTGGCACTGCGCGGAGAACATGAGCGCGTTGCCGCCGGTCGTGCCGTCGCGCGTCACGGTGAGCTCGGTCAGGATTGCGTTTAGATAGGTGCGGTATGCGGTGACTATCTCGACGGGCTTGCGGCGCGCGAAGCTGTCGCGCAGCGCGGCCGCGACGTCTGCGACGCGGTCGAGGTCGGTGGCGACCGTGAAGTGTCCTTCGTCTTGCGCCGGCCCTGAGACCTTGGCGACCATTTGCAGCGCCGACATTGAGATGTTGTTACGGATGTTCGCCGGATAGGCGCGTTCCATCGCGAGCTTTTTCTTCGGCGTGCGCGGGTTACTTGCCGCACGGCTCAGGTCGTAGGCTTGCCCGGCGAACGGAATAACGCTCAGCCAACCCCACACCGGTTCGCCTTCGATCGGCGTGCTCTTGTAGTTGTCCCATGTCGTGGTGATGACGTTGCCGTCGCTGTCGCGCAGCGGTCGGCTCGTGTGTCCGAAGTCGTTGTATGCGAGATGCGACTTCGGCGTCTCGGTCGGCGTGTTGGTTACGATGCCTTCGACATGGATCGTCTCGGGCTGCGTGCGCACGTGGTCGGTCACGTTCGCGCCTTCTTCGACCGGAAACTGCGTGCACTGCGCGGTCATGCCGTGGCTTTCGCGCACACTGCAGTCGATCCAGATCTTGTTTATTTCTAGGTGCTGCACTTCGCGCGAGTTGTTGACTGGCATCGGTGCGGGCTCCTATGGCGCGGTTCGCTCGAGCGCTTCCTTCGAGCGGCGCATGTTGATGTCGCTTGAGCGCTGCTGCGCGCGCGTGTAGTCGCTAACGTTGGCGCCCGGCGGTAGGTAGTTGTTAAAGATGGTCGGCCCGTGGTTGACCGTGACGCTCGAGCCTGAGCCCGACAGCGGCGAAGACACGCTCGCGCCGGTGTATGACTGGAAAGGGTTTGCGAACGCATTCGCACCGGTGTCGCCGAGCGTGCCGGCGGCGGCGGCGTCTGCTTCGTTCTGGCGCCGTATCTCGGCCGACTTCGCGGCCTGTTCTGCCATCCACTTCGCGTGAACGCGGTTGCCGCGCTCGTCTCGCTCTTTGGCCTTCCGTGCCTCTTCGGCTTCGCGCAGCACTTCGCGATTGTGCTCTTCGAAGAGCGGCCCGCTCAGCGGCTCGCCGGCCCACCAGTAGCGAAATTTGCGGAAGTCGGCGCCGATGCCCTTGAGCGTCTCGCCGAACACACGAAGCCGACGGTTGTACTTGTCGAAGGTATCGTCGAACGGGAAGCGCTTGACCGCGACTATGAACTCGTCCCACGCCTTACGCGCGACTTCGAGCGCTTCCTTGAACGACTGCAACACCTTCGCCGAAGTGCCGAGCCCGAACATGGATTCGAGCAAGTCTTCGAAGACCGAGTCGCCGCCTTCGAACCATGTAATCAGGTCGTCGAGGATGCCGACAACGAGCAGAAGCGCGCCGGCGACGGCCGCAATGCTGAGCAGCATCGGCCCGAATGCGCTCAGCATGATAACGCCGAGCACGACAAACGCCGCCTTGAGCACGTTGCTCGTCTCGATGAGCTTGCCGAAGTACTTGATCGAGTCGAGCGCCCAGCCGAGCATCTTGTTTGCGACGGGCAAGAGCTTCTTGCCGATGTCGGTGGCGAGGTCTCGGATCGTATCGGTGAGCGCTTTTTGCCGGTTGGCGAAGCCGTCGGCGGTGCGTATCGCGTCGCCTTGCGCCTTCGTGGTCTTGCTCAGGATATAGTTGTATCGAAGCTGCGTCTTCTCCGCGTTATTCATCGCAGTGAGCTTCTTCGTGAGCCCCTGCGTGTGCGCGTACTCCGCGAGCGTCGCGTCGTTCATGACGACGCCAAATTTCTTGAGCGGCTCAGCTTCGCCGGTGATGCCCGACTTCAATGCCGCGAGCGCTTCTTCGTCGCTCGCGTTGAAAAACGAGCCGAGGTTGACCGCGAGCTCGGCGAACTGCTGCGACATTTCCTGCGCGAGCCGGGCGTCGCCGGTCATGGGCTCGAGCATGGCGCCTAGACCGGCCGCGCTCGCCTCCATGGCGTATTTCGAGCGACCCATTGATGCGGCGACAGTAGCCGACCAGTCGTGCACTTGCGCTTCGCCTTCGGCGCCGAAGACTTCGCGAAGCACGTTGTTAGTTTCATCGGCCGAGCTCGCGAGCTCGGTCATGTGGGCGATCGCCGCGACGACGGCAGCGCCGCCGATGTACTTGCCAATGGTCGAGCCGATGGCGGCGCCGATGCCGCCGCCGGCGCCGCCGGCGACTTTCTGCGCGATGGCCTTCGCATTCTCGTTGGCGGCGTTGCCGGCGCCGATGGCGATGCCGCGGCCTGCACCGACGAAGCGGCCTTTCGCGTCGCGCACCTTACGGTCGACGTCTTCGAGCCCGCTCTTGACCTTAGTGAGCCCGGCGTCGGCCTTCTTAAAGGCTGCTTCGTCGACCTGTAGACCGAGCTTCGCAACGAGCTCGCGCAGCACGACGGCGCTCATGTGCGGCCCCGTTCTGCTGCTGCGCGTCGGCGTTCTAGGTCTTCGTACATGTCTTCTACCGCGTGCGCGTCGTATAGGTCGTCAAGCGTCCAGTCGTGGCAGATCTCCGTTAGGCTGGCGTGGTAGTGGCTGCTGGTGGCGATTCGGTGGATGTCCCAGTCGACGCCGTCGGGGATTGGGGTAGAAACGCTATCAGCGCTTTCAGCCTGTCCGCGAGCGTGGCCTTGTCGCTCGCGGTACCGGCGAAAAAACTCGAAAAGTTAGCCTCTAAACCGAACGCAAACCACTGCAACATCACGTCGTAGCGGCCGACGAAGTGCTCTTCGAAGATGGCGTCGAGCTTCGGCGCGTGCTCGGCGTCGAGGTGAACAACGGTAAAGCGCGCGAGCTCGTCACTGATGGCCGCGAAGTCGGCTTCGGTGATGCGCTGCGACAGCTCGCGGATCGCATCGGATGCGCCCGAAGCGAGCGACACAGTGATGTCGCCGTTCGCATGCAGTGTGCCTTCGATGAAGCCGGCCGTTGCTGGGCCCAGCGAGCGCACGAGCCGCACGAGCATTGCGCGGCCCTGCTTCGCGCCGAGCAAGGTCACTTCGTAGCGATGGCCGCCGATGGTCTTTTCTTTGACTGCGCGTGTCGGCATGCGTTAGCGGCCCCCGAAGAACGACGTGCGCGCGTCGGCGAGGTCGATCTTCCATTCGAAAACTTGCACGGTCTTGCCGAGCTTGATGGCCGGCGGCGCGATGATCCACGCTCGCGCACTGGTGACGAGCAGCCGGCCGGCGAGGTCGCGCGCCATGAACACACCGCACGCCGCACCGTTCAAGATGGCAACGTCGGCCGCGAGCATGGCGCTCAGCCGGTCGTTTGCGTCGGCCGTTTGCGCGTACTTGAGCGTCGCCGTCGCGGAGAAGTTGTTAGTGCGCGTGCGGGTGACTTCGCCGTCGGCGCCGACATACTTGTTATACCAGTCCTCCGTCCAGTCGATTGTCAAGACTTCGTCTTCGGCATAGCCGCCGCCGTCGAGCGGCACGGCGTTTAGAGAGATGTTGAGCTCTTTGATGTTCCAGGCTTTAAAACCCATGGCGCGGCGCTCCTATGGCTCTTGATGGTTCCGGGGTCAGACCTGCACGAGCCCGACAACGCGGACCTGATGGATCGCGCCACTGAGCGCGTACGTGTAACGCATGTCAGGCAGAATGCGCTGTGTCTTGAGCGCCGAGTCGATGGTCGCGAGCGCCGGCGCTGTCACGCTGTACGGCTGCTGTCCGTCGATGATGCCGAGCGCGATGCCGTCGAGGATTTGACCGTTGATTTGCGAGCGCACGAGCTCGATGCCTGATTCTGTGTATGGCACCACATCGTTATTGCGAAGTAGCGACACGATACGGTCTTCGATGTTGACGTCGAACCAGTCGATCGCGACTGTCACGTCGAGGAAGCGACCGGTTGCCGCCCAGCCCCACAACGTGAAGCCAAGCCCCTTGATGTTCACGTAACAGTTAGCGTGCTTGAGCTTCGTCGCGGCGCGTTGCCCCGTCGTCGGGTTCTGCATCGTAACGGCCGCAAGCCCCTTGTTCGCGAACGTGATCGGCCCAGGAAGCTTCGGCAAAATGGCGCCGACGACAGCGGCGTCGAGGTATTCCGCCGGGTTCGGGTGGTACCAGATTGACGTGCGCGTGAAGCCTTGCGACTGCAACACGCTCGCGATGTCGGTCGACCCGATTGCCGGGATAGCGGTGTCTGCGCTCGCGGCGAGGTAAATCGCGCGCTCGAGCTCGGCCCATGCGGCAGCGCTCGCGATGGCCTCCTGACTTGGCGTGAGCATCACCAGTGCATACCAGTCGCCATCGGCTGCACGGATGGCCGCGAGGTCGGCCGCTGGTAGCGGCACCGGTGCCGCCGTCGTGTCGTCATAGGTCAGGTTAGGCGACAGCTTCGTGACGGCGTGCGTCACGTTTGCGGTGTCGCTGGTGACCACAACGCTCGAAGTGCCGGTCGCCGTGACGTCGACGATCGCATTGATTGCAGTGATGAGCGACAAGCACACGGCGTCGGCCGTGGTCGGCGGCGACGCAACGATGTCGACCGCGGTGCCGTCGATGGTCACGGTGTAGTGTTGGTTAGGCGCGGTCGGCGCCGACGGCGTGAGCGTAAACGACTGCGAGAACGTGCCAGTCAGACGGCCGACCTTGAACGTCGGCGGGCTCGGTGACTGCGACTTGAGCTGCTTCGCGGCGATGTAGAGCGAGCTCGTCTTCGGCACGTTGAGCGGCGGAAGCGTCATCTCGTCGGCCGTCGCGAACGTGCGCACGAGCTCGGGCCAGTAGCTGTGATTGACGGCGATGAGCGCGATCCCGAAGCCGAAGCGCGTCACGGTAGCGTCGGCGACTACGACTGTGTGTTGAATGACTTCGATTTCAGTGCCCATGCATCACCTATTTGTCGATCTGTCTTTCGGGTACGTGCACGACGTCGACGTCGCCGCCGAATGGCGTGTAGACGGTGCCAGCAACGCGCACGTGTTCGATCGTGCCGATGGTCTCGGGGGTCATGCCTTCGCCGCATTCGCACATGGTGTCGAACGCGTAGAGCAGTCGAAGGTCGAGGCTTGCCGCGGATTCTTTGCGAGCGTCGAAGAGCCTCTGCAAGTCAATCAGCACGCCGGGTCCGTCGAGCCCGATGCGCAAGTCGGAGAAGAGCGCTTGCGTACTCGGCAGAAATAGGCCGTCGCGGATTCGCTCGAGATAGCGGAACGCTCGGCCCCACGGTGTTCCGTCGCGCGTCTGAACGATGATGTTCAACGTGACAGCGCGGTTGCCGACGATGCGCACGGCGGCGTCTTGCCCGGGTCCCTGCGACACATAGCGCACTTCGTCATTACCGAGCGCAATGTCACTGATGCCGAGTCCATTCGAGCCGAGCAGATTGAGTCGCGCGCACGGCCGGCCGAGCATTCCTTCGGGCTCGCCGGTCCAGACGACGTCGTCGATCTGAATCTGCGAACTGTGCGCGACCCATGCGCGCATGCCGTCGGCGAAGCTTAGCCAGTCCACCTTACTTCGAGCTCCCTAGTTCCCAGGTGATCGAGTTGATGAGCGTGCTGTGCTCAATAAGCGGCGTCTCGATGCCGCCCTTCTCCGCGATGCGCTCCTTCGACAGCGGCGGCCATATGTGCGCGATGATGCGATCCTTCAGCACGTCAACGGCCTTCTCGCCGGTTAGGCCGAGCGCCATGTCTTCGGTGATTTCGCCGAGCAACGCGCGTTGACCCTGCTTCGCAATGAAGTTGGCTAGCGTCTTCTCGTTGTCGTCGATGCCCTTGCGAATGAAGCTGCGCTCGGGAACGCCTAAGCCGAACTCATGGATCGTGCCGAGCTCGACGTTCGATAAGCCGTCGGCGCCGTGCTGCGCGTCGCCGGTCGAGCCCTGAATACCAACGAGCACGAAGGGCCCCTTGCCCATCTCCGCGACGGCCTTGCCTAACGCCTTCCAGCCGTGATCCTTGTCGATGACTGTCACGGTCAGAGCACCATGCCGAGCGGGTTGTAAGAGCGGTCGAGCTCGATGCGCCGGCGCTCGTATATGGACCTGGCGCCGTCGGGCTCTTTGCTCGGGTCGAGCCTGGCAAACTCTCCGGCCGGCGTGAGCACGAGCAGCTCGGCGCACAGATACTTCACGCGCATGTCGCGCGCGGTGTCGACAAGCACAGTGCCCGGCGGCGTTAGGCCGTCGGGCTTCGGGATGGGCGTTGCGCCGGCGTACGTGGCCGCGGTCATGGCGTCGGCGTCGTCGAGCTTGGCCTTGACGAGCGAGAACGCGCATCGCGCGAACTCGGGAAACTCATCGAAGATTTGCTCGACGGTGACGGCCATGGTGCGGTTACTTGCTCGAGCCCTTGAGCCCCGGCTTGAGCGCCGCTGTCGGCGGCGTAGTCGGCTCGGCCGGCAGTTGCCCGGCGATCGGCTGCGTCGGCGTTGGCGCGGTCGGAGTGGTCGCCGGCGGGCATTCCGTGCTGTTCGGGTCGGCTTCCGGCGGCGGCGGCTCCGGCAGTGTGTATGTGATGGTGCCGTCGGCTACGTACGGTGCGAAGACGCCGACGAGCGCATAGCCGAC